GATTTCTTCCTCTTACCACGGCGTCTGCGCTTCTTTCCACCAGTACTGATGGAAGGTTTAGCGGGACATCCGTAGGAGGAAGACAGTGGTGCGGTTCTACGAGGCATCTTACAAATTAATCTATTTAACAAATATAACTTAAAATACACATACATATGATACACTTATTGTTATTGTTTAGCACCGCCTAGGGAAGGTGCAGGACACCTTCTTTAGCGAGCAGACCTGCGAGATCGGCATACTCAGGGTTATGCCTGACCTCATACAGGAAAGCGGCGACATGTGACTGAAGAATCGGTCTGGACGCTAGTTTATGCAAAGCTTTAGGCCAGGAGTCTAAACTGGCCTTGTAGTCGTCGGCACGCCTGAACGAATGTGAACAGAACTTAATCAATCGCTCTGTTAAAAGTTCAGGGTCTCGCAACTTAAAGCCGAGACGCTCGTACTTCGCGATTAGCTCAGCGTCAGTACAATCATGCTTCTCAAGGCAATCATCACCACAAGCTTTGACAAACGAGGCGCCTGCTAAATAAGCCATGTCGACTCGAATATCGCTGTTAAAGAAGGTAGTAACAAACCTACCTGACAACATACCCTTAGGCTCATGCCCTACAAATAGCTGAGCCCTAGAGTTCTTTGTTGGAACGGCGAACACAGGGTGGAGCATGCACTCGTTGTGAGCGCGCATCACACGCTTGTATTTTATGAAACGAGGACCTAAAGTCTCTATCTTCCTCTCAACGCAAGCTCGGACATAGGATGCATGGAGGCTTCTGTCCATGCCACTAATGTCTGTGCTGTAAACTCCGTCAGGAATCGTCTCACAAAACTGTCTGCTCAGTTCATCGGTAAATCCTATACCAATAACTGCCCCGGAGTTTGGGTAGTCCTCTTTGACAGGGTCAATAAAGTCAGAGTACAAAACACGCTCAACCAGTTGGTCTACAAGAGACAGGCAGGAGACTATTCTCCACTTCCCGTCCCGAGCCTTTCTGGCTGGGTGTCCTTCGAATTTCTCAAACGGTATCACGAAATCTGCAAAACCTTCCAGAACCCGTTCCAAGGGGTCTTCAGGGAGATCACGGTTACCCAGAATGAGAATCCTATGGACAGCACCGTTGACTATAAGTCTGCGGTGCTTGTCGAGCACTTGCTTATTGGTACCTCCTAGAGTTCCTGCGAAGCAGCCTGGCGTGGAGTCAGCTGATACTGACTCAAGAGCTGCTTCAACAGCTTTTCTAAGTCTGTTGATGTCAAAGCACCAGAAGTCTGAGAGAGAGTGGGAACGCCATCCGACCCACTCGGGCTCTTTTGACGCTTCCCTCGTCTTCTTCGACGCTTGGACTGCTTCTTCTCCCCCTGGGCGAGGGATGGTTCTTGTGCCTCTGCTATACACGAGAGAGGCGATGACTCGGTTTGGGTCTGGTTCGGTTGGAGGATAGGTGTATTCTCCAACTTCTGGGAACTTGGCGAGTATGTGGGAAGAGACAGGGAGGACTTTGCTCTTCCTCGCGAAAATTCTTTTGCCAATAGGGCAGGAGCCGATCCTGTAGATAGGTTCGTCGACTTCTTGTCCACATGTGACTTCGACCGGTTCATCTTCTTCGAGCAATCCTTTGAGGTAGTGATCACGGAGGGCCGGGTAGCTCCCACTACCGCAGAGCTCGGCCGAAAATCCGGATCAATCTTGAAGAGATTAAGCTTAAACTCTGTAGATTCCTGGTCATACAGGGTCGATCTAAGAGTCGAATCATCCCAGTCCTCATCCGGATCCATGTCACCCCAATTCAATGGGCTGAAGTCATAGTCGGGTATTGGATTGGGGGCTTTAATCCTGTTGGAAAACCTCTTCTTCCTTGGATAGACAAAGTCAGCGCTGTAAACCTCAGACTCAGCATCATACGCCAACACCTCGTCAGAAGCGTAAACGGAGTGAATCTCGGCAGCGACATTGATGTTGTCTTTCAAGTGTCCACCTACATGGATCCCCACTAGGTACTTCCCACCTGCCCACAGAGGACTTCCGGAAAGTCCCCTGTACGTGTTGACATCATGTTTCAAGCCTCTAGGGAGGTTGGGCAAGATTTCCTTGCCATGGACGTGGCCTGGAGTAGCCATCGAACAACACCCATCCCGAGTCTCTCTGACATCAACAACATAAACAGTTTGAGCCAGCCTGGCTTGGCGCGTCTTAGCTGATTTCACCCCTAGAACGGAGAAGAAACCCACATCACCAGTCAGAATCGCGAGATCTCCACAGGCTGAGAGCCTGAACTGGGTGATCTCAAGCGTCCGCTTGATGTCATAAGCATTAGCGACAAACTTGGCCTCACGTACCACGTGAAGAGCAGTGCACAACGTGTTATCAATACGAACTCCGTATCCAACTACCATGCCTCCGGCAGTGTAAAACTTAACCAGGGACGGCTTGTCTTCGACGGGGTAAGATTCGACATCTC